CAAAATCCATCATGAACTGGGTGACCGATAGGCCCAGGGGCGGGTCAAATCTCCAGGACTAAAAACCTGGGGCAGCGGCCCGGGGCTTCGTGCGCGAAAACGCGAAAGTTTTAAGGGGAATAGGCCCCTGGCAAAAGGAGGTATGAAAATATGGGCCAAAGAGGACCCAAGCCCGGTTCCGGCGGCAGACCGAAAAAGCCCATCGCTGACAAGATCATGGACGGCAATCCCGGAGGCAGACCGCTGACTGTCATTGATTTCAAAGACAGCGCGGCTGACTTGGAAGGCCAAGATATGCCACAGCCCAAGGAGTTCCTTTCTGCCAGACAGAAAGACGGCTCCAAACTCTGTGCCGCGGAGATTTATGAAAATGTGTGGAAGTGGCTACGGGATCGTGGTTGTTCGGCAATCGTGGCACCGGACCTGATCGAGCGATATGCTCTGGCAAGTGCCAGATGGATTCAATGTGAGTCCATCACCAGTGAGGTAGGCTTTCTGGCAAAGCATCCCACTACCGGGGCGGCGATCCAGTCTCCCTATGTGGCCATTGCCAACCAGTACATGACTCAGGCCAATCGGCTCTGGTCTGAAATTTTCCAAATCGTCCGGGAAAACTGTACCGGCGACTACACCGGGGCAAGTCCCCAGGATGATGTCATGGAGCGTCTGCTCCGTGCAAGGAAAGGATGATTCTATGTTTGAAAAAGTGAATCCGGCGCATCCCGATAAACTCGCCGACCGCATCGCCGGGGCTATCGTGGATATCGCCTATGAAACCCAAATTGATCCCAAAATCGCAGTGGAGGTTTTGATCGGTCATGGTGTCTGCCATGCTATTATCGAGACCTCCGCTGTTTTGAATCTGCGGAAGATCAAGGATGCTATTCACCGCATTGCCGGTGATGTCCGGCCCAATGTGGTCATCGTTCCCCAGGATAAGCATCTGGCTCAAAACCAGGAGGAAGCCATCCGCTGCGGCGACAACGGTATCTTCAAGGGTATGCCTATGACCCGGGAGCAGAATATGCTGTGCAGCTTCGCCTACGACCTATACAGCCGCTACCCCTATGACGGCAAGTACATCCTGGACGGCAGCAAGCTGATTATCTGTCAGAGCAATGCCAATGCAGACGATATTCGTATCACATATCCCTTTGCCCAGATCAATCCCCTGGGCGACTGGACCGGTGGCACAAATGTGGACACCGGCGCTACCAACCGCAAGCTGGGCAGCGACATGGGTGACTCCGTTACCGGCGGCGGTCTCCATGGCAAGGATCTGAGCAAGGCTGATGTCAGCGTTAATATCTATGCTTTTATCAAGGCACAGGAAACCGGCAAGCCCGTGGAACTGTGCTGCGCCATCGGCGATGAGTTCGTCGACGGCATTCCCTACGAGGAAATCGTAGAAACTGCGAGGGGCTTCATTCACGCCGTTGGCGGCTTTGAGAAGTTCGCAGAGTGGGGTCTGGTATGGTAATCGAAAAGAAAAACGCAGCAGAGCTGCTGCCTGCGGACTACAATCCCCGTAAGGATCTGAAGCCCGGTGACCTGGAATATGAGAAGCTGCGACGCTCCATTGAGCAGTTCGGTTATGTGGAGCCGGTGATCTGGAATAAGGCTACCGGCCGTGTGGTCGGCGGTCATCAGCGACTGAAGGTCCTCATGGATCTGGGCCATACCGAGGTCGACTGTGTTGTGGTGGATCTGACTGAGGAGAAGGAAAAGGCGCTCAATGTGGCCCTGAACAAAATCAGCGGCGAATGGGACAAAAACAAATTGTCTTTGCTGATTGCTGACCTGCAGGGTGCTGACTTCGATGTTTCCCTTACCGGCTTTGACCCGGCAGAAATCGATGACTTGTTCAAGGACTCTGTCAAAGACGGCATCAAGGATGATGCTTTTGATGTGGATGCCGAGTTGGAAAAGCCGACCATCACCAAATCTGGTGATATTTGGACCCTGGGCCGACATCGGCTCGTTTGCGGTGACAGCACCAAGGCAGAAACCTTTGAGCAGCTGCTCGGCGATAAGAAGGTCAATCTGGTCATTACGGACCCTCCCTACAATGTCAACTACGAAGGATCTGCCGGAAAAATCAAGAATGACAATATGGGTAGCGATGCCTTTTACCAGTTCCTTCTGGATGCCTATACCCAGATGCACTCCGCTATGGCGGATGACGCATCCATCTATGTTTTCCATGCTGATACCGAGGGTCTAAACTTCCGCAGGGCATTTGCCGATGCGGGATTTTATTTGTCTGGATGCTGTATCTGGAAAAAGCAGTCTCTGGTTCTGGGACGGTCTCCCTATCAGTGGCAGCATGAGCCCTGCCTGTACGGCTGGAAGAAGGGCGGCAAGCATCAGTGGTACACCGGTCGCAAAGAGACCACTATCTGGGAGTTCGACAAGCCCAAGAAGAATGGTGACCATCCTACTATGAAACCCATTCCGTTGCTGGCCTATCCCATCATGAATTCCTCCATGACCAACTGTCTGGTGCTTGATCCCTTCGGCGGTTCCGGCAGCACGCTGATTGCCTGTGAGCAAACAGATCGTATCTGCTACACGGTGGAGCTGGACGAAAAGTTCTGCGATGTGATCGTGAAGCGGTATATCGAACAGGTCGGCAGTGATGCCGATGTGTCTGTACAGCGTGATGGCTTGACCTATAAATACAGAGAGGTTGCCAATGAAAATGAATAATTTAACCCTGGGAAGTCTCTTTGATGGCTCCGGTGGTTTCCCTTTGGGCGGCTTGCTTTCCGGTATCACCCCTGTGTGGGCTTCGGAGATCGAGCCGTTTCCTATTCGGGTGACCACCAGGCGGCTGCCCTTTATGAAGCATTATGGTGACATCTCTGCAATGGATGGCAGCAAGATCGAGCCTGTGGATATTATTACCTTCGGATCGCCCTGCACGGATCTGTCTGTTGCCGGTCTGCGGGCCGGTCTGGAAGGTAAGCATTCCAATCTCTTCTTTGAGGCCATCCGAATTGTAAAAGAAATGAGGTGTGCCACCAATGGCAAATATCCCCGCTGGATCTGCTGGGAGAATGTCCCCGGAGCCTTTTCGTCCAATTCCGGGCGTGACTTCCAGGCAGTCCTCAATGCGGTCATTGGCATCGTCCAGGATTGTCCCCCGGTGCCTATGCCTGAGAAAAACAAATGGCCCCAATCCGACCTTTACATGGGAGACGGATGGAGCGTTGCGTACAGAACTCTTGACTGCCAATATTGGGGTTTGCCCCAACGCAGAAAACGCATCTTCCTTATCGGAGATCTTGCAGGCCAATGTGCCGGAAAAGTATTATTTGAGTCCGAGGGCCTGTCGCGGTATTCTGCGGAGAGCTTCCGAGCGTGGCAAGGAACTGCCGGAGGTACTGAGAATTGCGTTGGAATGTCAGTCCTCGGTGTAGACGGGTACAACGGCACCGTTTCCACGGTCGCATCTACCCTTGGAGTGAATTGTGGGATGTCTACAGGAAGAAACGGTGTCGTTCTGAATGATCAGGGTGGTAACCGCATGGATGTAACCCATGATCTGACCTGCACTCTCCGGGCAGAAGCACACCACCCTCCCATCGTGCTGGATGCACCGGCTATGGTTTATGAAAATCATAGTCAGGATACTCGCTATGTGGGGCCTTTGGAGGTTGCTCCTACGGTTGCCGCCACCTATGGTACCGGCGGTAATAACCAACCCTTTGTGATCCGGGAGGAAGCAGTCGCACCCATGGCATTTGGCATCTGCTCCAAAGACAGCAATGCCATGAAGTCGGATAATCCCAAGTCCGGGTTTTATAAAGCAACCACCACACGCACCCTGGATGGCAATGGCGGCAACCCCACCTGCAATCAGGGCGGTGTGGCAATTGTTGAATGCTATGCTTTGCAGGGATCTATGATTGGGCGCTCCAACAAAAACGGACCCCAGGGCGATGGTATTAATGAGGACGTTTCCTTTACACTTAATACCGTGGATCGTCATGCTGTCGCAGCTCCGACCTGGTGTGCAAGCAAGGCATCTTTCTTCATGAAGGCTGACGAAGAAATCGCTGCCACGCTCTGTGCCACCGACTATAAAGATCCTCCTCTGATCAACGGCAACGGCACTCCAGAGTATTCCGTCCGGCGGCTCACCCCAACTGAGTGCGCCAGGTTGATGGGATTCCCGGACTGGTGGTGTGCGGATCTGGAAACAGCTGAACCGACCGGGGAGGATCTGCGATTCTGGACAGAGGTTTTTGAAACCCACCGCAGGATCGTCAGCGGTGCCGGGAAGGCAAAATCCGAAAAGCAAATCACCAAATGGCTGCAAGATCCCCACTCCGATGCCGCCGAATACAAGATGTGGGGCAACGGTGTGGCTTTGCCTTGCGTCTTTTTTGTACTGTCCGGTATTGTGTTGTATACACAACACGGACAGAACTAATTCTACATTCTCTGGTTGAGAAACAACTTGCTATTTAGGCCATTCAGAGGCAATATGTGTACTACCCAAAGGGGAAAACACATTTTTGGAGGATAAAAACATGGCTAAGAAAGGCTTAAACGCAATTACCCCCACCACTTACAAACTTTGGAACAAGGTTATCGAGAAGTACGGTAGCCACTCCTACACCCTGGGCGTTAATGGCCTCGGTGTAGTCCTTTCCAAGGGCTACACCGAGGACATCGCCCTGGGCACCAAGGCGGTCAACGCAAAGTGCAGAGAACTTCTGAAGGACTAAGGAGGTAGGAATCATGAAAATCAGCATCAATGCCCAGGGCGCAGAACGGAAACGCCTGGTAAAAATCATCGCCGCCTGGACTGGCTACGAGGCCCGGTACTGCGGCGCACCCACCTTCAGCTACGATGTCGGCGGCATTACCATCGACAAGGATGCCGGAGTTGACTTCGGCGGTGTACTGCCCGACGAGGCAATTGACCGGCTCCTGCAGCACATTTGTGAAGAAGGATTCGATGTGATGCAGTTCTTCACCGATTCCGACGATCAGGAAGATGATCTTCCTGCAGTCACCATTTCCATGCCCCGAGACCTTTTCACCGACGAGGCGATTACCAATTTGTACAGCATTTTGGTGGCGAAGAAAACCCTGATCTGTAAGGCCATTGGCTGCACCAGCCTTCCGGTGAATGTTACCGATGACAAGGTTTCCTTCCCCTGGTTTGATGAGATCCCGGCCCCGGAACAACTGGAAGCCTACGAAACCTTCATCTGCAAGGTGTGCGATATGGCCAAGAATCAGAAGCGAATCAATGCCAAGGAGAAGCCCGCAGACAATGAAAAGTATGCATTCCGGTGCTTCCTGCTCCGGCTGGGTTTTATTGGCGATGAATACAAGGCTGCCCGGAACATCCTCCTGCGGAACTTTTCCGGCAGCTCTGCTTTTAAGAGCGGTCAGCGGAAGGAGGCAGAATGATGTTTGGAATCAGAAAAGAAACCCTTCAGCGGCTGCGTGAACAATATCCTGCCGGAACCCGCGTGGAGTTGGTGCGGATGGATGATCCTTATAACACCCGGTTGTACCCTGGTTGCAGGGGAACTGTGATGTCGGTGGATTCCATCGGTACGATCCATGTGCAGTGGGACTGCGGCAGCAGTTTGGGCATCGTCTACGGCGAGGACGTATGCCGAAAGGTTTGAAATAGAGCCCTGAAATACACACATTTTCTCGGTTATTATTGTGTACTAATGTGAGTTGCTATTACTGCTAAGTAGAGGTAATATCACAGCA